AACATTAGGTTCTGTTAATCAAGCAGTTCGTAATTATGGTGTTGATCACGTAGTCTTCTGTTTAGAAGGTCATTCATGGCGTAAAGACTTCTACACACCGTATAAAGCAAATCGTAAAGTCTTGCAACAAGATATGACAGAGGCAGAAGTCGAAGAGAGTAAAATGTTCTGGGAGACTTACGAGTCATTGATTAAATTTTTAACTGAAAAAACTAACGTCACAGTCTTACGTGACCCTAATGCTGAGGCTGATGATTGCATAGCACGATTTGCCGCACTACACCCAGATGATGAGCATCTTATTATCTCAACTGACACTGACTATCTACAATTGTTATCAGAGTCTGTTCATATGTACAATGGTGTTAATAGACAATTGATTACTATTGATGGTTACTTTGATGACAAAGGTCGTCCAGTCATTGATAAGAAGACTAAAGAACACAAGACTTTAGAAGACCCACAGTTTCTATTGTTTGAGAAATGTATGCGTGGTGACACTAGTGACAATGTATTCTCTGCTTACCCTGGTGTGCGTAAGAAAGGTTCTAAGAACAAGACAGGTCTATTAGAAGCATATGCCGACAAAGACAAAGGTGGTTTCAACTGGAATAACATCATGTTACAACGTTGGACTGATCATAACGAAGTAGAACACAGAGTACGTGATGATTATGAACGTAATCGTACATTAATCGATCTTACAGCACAGCCTATTGCATTTAGGGACGCAACTGACAACTGTATCAAAGAAGGATTAAATGCTAACAAGAATGTAGCACAAGTTGGTGTACACTTTATGAGATTCTGTGGCAAATATGAACTGAATAGAATTAGTGATCAAGCAGATAGTTATGCTAAATGGTTGAACACATCATATGAGGGTAAGTTGATAAATGCCTAAAAATAACCTAAAAGGAGACAAGATGATATTAGATATAGAATTAACAGCCAAGCCAATTACGGACGGTGAGTTTTGGATTTTAACAGACGGCAAAAATAAAGTAGGTAATGTTTCTGCAAACATCGAAGGATATGGTGTTAATTTAGCTGGACAAAGTTTTCAATTCAGTACAACTGAAGAAATAAAAAGCAAGACTAAAATTAAATTTGTCACACCTGAAGTATCTAATGCAGATTTAGAAGTTCCTTATCCTGAATATCCTTGTCCTAGCAAAACGTTTAATTCAGTATTTGATGTAGCACGTGGGTTGCATGTTTTTACAAAGACTGAAAAGTCTAAATGTTTCCATGCCGCAGGGTATTTTGTTGTTGAACATAATAATACAAGAGAAGTAATTTTCTGTCCAAAATATATCTTCATTCAACGTTATCCTTATTCAGGTCCTTATAAAACAAAAATTGAAGCACAAGCACAGATAAATATATAGACATGTTGTATATTAAAAGTTTTTTTAATAAAATGACTGTAATGGAAAGTAAGCAATCCAATACTTTGGTAATAACCAAAGAAGATGCACGAGGTTTGCGAGACGATATTAGTAGTTTGTTGGCAGACCTACATGAGTTAAGCAAAGAAGAAATTGAGAATAGAAATGAAGAAATTATTGATGTCAGAGTTAAAGGTGGTTCATTCAAGTGAGTAGAAATCAGCCATCTGTATTACTTGAGTATGTAGACAAAACAACATACAAATGTGATCAAATTATAGAAGCATCAGGCATTTGGGCCGTACACTATGATGATCAACCTATCAATTTAAAATCTTCGCATTACTTAACTAATGATGCCGCACCCAAATACAAAAAGACAAGTTTTTCAAATCCAGGTCATGCAAGAAACTTATGTCGAAAATTAAATGCACAATTTAAATCTGACAAGTTCACAGTTGTCTTTATGAACTCAGGTCGAAAAGTCTATCCTGATGATATTTCCGAAGACTAAAAGAGAAATCACAGAAGCAATTCTTAACGCAATACCACGTGGACAATATCACACAATGCCCATTGATAATGTCATGTTCGAGTGGTGGCTGACAGGCAGAGGTGGACAAGGACTAAGACTCAACTTAGCAGGACTTGATGCATTTGAAATGGCTAACCTTGAATACTACGATTTTCCTTTAGGACTTGAAAACAAGACATTGCACAGAAAGAGAATCATTGCTCCAGAAACTTTTGTACAAGAAATTATTAAAAAGATTCGATGCCCATATTACCTAGGCGTCCATCAGAAAAAGGGCGATAAAAGTAAACCTTTTATTAGAATCTACGATCATAAAACAGCCATGATGATGACATTACATGGTACCTTACGAGATTATTTAGATGCAGTATGACTAGATTGCATGAGTGGTATGCATCTGAGTTATGTCGGTAACATAAAATATAAGTTTTAGTAATAGAGGGATAAATAGAAATTGTAGGAGGGTCCTACACAACACTGATTTACACACACTGGAGTATTAGATTGAAAATTATTCGTAAGATGGGAAAAAAACTTTTTGGATGTGATGGCCATGGAGAACTATGTGAAACCTTTGGGTTTGCATTGATTGGTTCTTGTTGTATTTACATCATGGTTTTTTCAATTGCACAAATAACACCGTAACGCATTTCCTCAATTCGTCACAAAAAACATTATGCCCGAGACGCAAGTTTTGGGCATATTGCCCTTGACACTGGTACTATTTTTTAGTATACTACAAATATGAAATCATCACTTTTTGAAGGCAGATACGCAGGTAACCTAGAATTCATCGGCAAATTGCTGTTGGAAGGAGGGTATGCCAAATTCAGTGAATGGCTTAAAGAGCAAGATGAAACCCGACAACTTGATGTGGTTTATATGATGTCATTGTTTGCTAAAGAGACTAATCTTTTAGTTACCGAGATAGCCAAAGATAATAATTCTCATATAGTCAAAACACTGAAAGTCAGAAGTCCTGGTCTCCGAGGGGTTGACGAGGCCGCTAATGATATCAAAAACAAGCCCAAAACACCTAAATTGACTCTTGTAAAAACCAATGTGGTGCCAATTAAACCCAAAAAATAACAAAAAAAGTGAAAATAAATGGGTAAAAGGCTTGACATTGGGTAAGAAATTCGTTATAATATATGTATATTATGACAACAAAGAGGAACAATATGTACTATATAATCGACAACTCAGACAACTCAATCCACAGAGAGCCTAACAAGAAGTCTTATGCTTCTACTCAGTATAAGTCTGCTGGTGCCGCTAAAGCTGGTATCACTAGAACTGTGAAGTTCTATCAGAAGGCGTTTGATCAAGTAAACGAGTGTCTTGCTAATGGTGAGAAAGAGTACATGGCTAACATGTACAATGCATACAGAGATGCTACTGAAGCACATTTTGGTAAAGTTCACAGACAGTTTGCATCGTCTTACACGATTGTTGCTGTTGAAGATTATGTTGAACCAATGATTACTAGAACTGGCATGTGTCCAGGTACTGGTAAAGAAATCACAGTTACTGAAGGCATCAACATGCCTTACTACTTAAGCCCACTTAGCGAATCTTACTGGAGCAGATAAGGAATGCGAACTATGACTAAAACAAAAAACACCCTAAACTATTCAGCAAATGATGTTTGGGCAGTTGCATGTAAGGCACAACGTCTTAACAAAGAGTACATTAAGTTTGTACCTGAGGAGTCTAAAAAAGAGACTAACAGGGAAATTATGTATCGTCTATTGGAAGAAGGACCAAAGCATTTAACAGTTGCTGACAAGAATGCAGGCGTTAAAGTACGTCAGCATTTTCAGGCTTTGACTTTCAGGTTATTGACCGATGCACATATGAGTGACTTTGAAAAGACTGCAATGGCTATTGCAGACAAAGACATTATTGATAGCAAACTAGACATTGCTATCATTGCTAGTCTTCCACAGTCCTTTGAAAGAGCCAACATTCGCAAGGACCAAGATATGGAAATTGCTAAGGTTACCACTGACAAGACCATTGGCCAGATAAAAAATCGAGTTGAACTTACAGTAACTGTATTAAGAACTTTCCTTTCTCACAAATGGAACTGCTACTTTATAACAGCAGTAACTGACAATGAGGAAGTTGTATTCTTTGGATCGTCAAAGATCGTAACTAAAGTTGGCGATGTTCTAAACATCAAAGGCACAGTAAAAAGTTACCGCAAAGATGATAACGGTATGGTGACTCAACTTAACAGAGTTCTACAGGTGACATGATGAAAAATTTAGCAATAGGCTTTGTTATAGGATACTTACTTTGTACATACCAATTTGGTGGCACCGAAGCTATGGCAGAGATAATCGGTAAAGCATTTACACAAATAAGTGTTTGGATCACTGAATTTAAACAGTCAATCGGTTGACATTGAAATCGTTTGGATGTATAATAATAGTATATTTAGGAGAAACACATGAGTGCAAGTTGGATACATAAAATTAACGAATCAAATTCAAAACTTCATAAGCAAGATGTTTTGACCCAAGCATTAGAAGCCGCTACTTTAGGCAGTGAGAATGCTGATACGTTCCTTAAACTTGCTGGCATGTGTTACAATCCATATGTTACATTTGGCATCAAAAAGATTCCAGACAATCAGGAATCAGATAGGGACTATGCCAACCCTTACCCAGAGTTTATCGAATTATTAGAACAACTTAAAGAACGTAAGTTGACTGGTAATGATGCTATTGATGCAGTAGCAAAAATGTCACTACAATTTTCTAGTGATGAATGGAACAACTTTTGTGCTCCAGTCATTCGCAGAGATTTACGTGCTGGGTTTTCTATATCCACAATCAACAAAGTATGTAAGGGCACAGACTACGAAGTCCCAGTCTTTAAATGTCAACTTGCTACTAACTCAGAAGGCAGACCTGAAATGTCAGGCACCAAAAGACTTGAGCCTAAATTAGATGGCGTAAGAGTTCTTATGGTAGTATCGTTTGAGCCTGGCAACAGTAAATACGGTCATCCTGAACCTGTCGCAACTTGCTATAGTCGTAATGGTAAAGTCTTTGAGAACTTCACTCACATTGAAGACCAAGTAACTGCTAATGTCAGAAAGATTATTGCATTACTAGGCAGTGAGATTGGTAATTGCAGAAATGGATTTGTGTTCGATGGCGAAGTTGTTGGAGCATCATTCAATGAGTTAATGAAACAAGCACGTAGAAAAACTGATGCTAAGGCTGATGATACAGTGTTTCATGTATTCGATGTCATGCCGTTAGCAGACTTTCAACGTGGGCATTGCAACGCACAATTCAGAAAACGTATTACCGCCATGAACAACTTAAGACCTCTATTAGATGGCCTCAGTTCCGTAGAAACTATGTCACATATTATTGTTGACTTAGATACAGAAGAAGGGAACAAAGAACTTAAGAGATATGCTAACGAAATGGTCGAAGCAGATTTTGAGGGAATTATGATTAAAGATTTAGAAGCACCTTACGAGTGCAAACGTAATCTCTTCTGGATGAAATGGAAACCTACTATTACTGTAGACTTAGAAGTAATCGATATCGAAGAGGGTACTGGTAGAAATGAGGGTAGATTGGGTGCATTGGTTTGTCAAGGGACTGACGATGGCAAACTGATCAACGTTAATGTTGGGTCAGGCTTTTCTGACAGCGACAGAGATTCATACTGGGAAGCCAAAGACGAAGTGATTGGTGAGACTGTTGAGATACTATGTGATGTGATTAGTCAAAACCAAGATGGCACATATAGTCTACGATTCCCAAGATTCGTAAGATTCAGAGATGACAAATAAGGATAAAATATGAAAATTGAAATAGGTAAAGAATACACAATAACTAACAAGTACAAAAAAAGTTATGTGGAAACCGAGTATCTCAAAAACTATGATGATGATAGTGGAGACATAATCTCAGTTCAAACAGGCTGGAGAAGTGGTACTTGGACAGTAACTCCGCAAGAGGAACATGAAGTTGAAATGTTAGTCGAAGCAATGACTGACGAATTTGATGATGATTTGTGGATGAACGATTTCGAAAATGCTGAAATGGATTCATCATGGGACGGTTGCTGGGACGAGTGGATATGGTCAGGATATAAATCTAAAACTGGCGAAGCCTTAGAAGAATTTAAAGAGGAAGTCCAAGACGAAGGTGTGAGTTATCTATTAGATAACGGTTGGGACTCTTACGAGTGCGAATGCTACTTTCAAGGACAAATATTAATAGAGGAAAGCGAAGGGCTTGACTTATAGTACAAAAAAGAGTATACTAGTTTATACTTTAATTTAGGAGAATAGAATGGTAATAGATAAAGAATTGATAGATGATATAATGACATTGGCAGATGTGCTACCAGCACAGCCAGGTGACGGTGACTTTATAGATAGCGACAACGGACAATGCTGTTGCTTAGAATATAACTGCAAAGACGCATACATCCACTGGACATCAGGATTCTAATATGGCTAAGGTAATTTATGCTACGATGTCTGAATGGCATCAAGTCCAAAGAAAATACGCATTAGAAATTGATGTACAATATATTTTTGATCTACATGAGGGAGATAAAACCCTTGAAGAATGTCAAGTTATATTTGACAAAATTGCAGAAGGTGACATGCTAGTTGAAGACTTAGAAGAAGTCGGAAACTTTGGCATGGACTGGGACTACCAAGACGATGATGATTGGTGGACTATGAGAAAGGGTGGGTATGATGTTACCTATACACAAGAAGTGATAGAAAAAGAAGAACCTATCTCAGAAAACCCAGAGTTTGTAAAAACTATCAACGAGGCTAAAGAAGCCTTTAAGGGATGGGCGGATGAGTGAACTTCCTAATATCCCAGATGGGTTAGTAGGTTCCAAACATACCTTTCCAGATGGTGACTCTATTATGATCTTTGAGATCAAACTCAGAGACAGACTAATAGAAGGAGCAGGTATAGAAGGAATTACTCCTTTTATTACATATGAAATTCAGCAAGGTCCAGGACAGCCTAGAAGACACACTATGTCTTACAATGACTTCCTAGGAGCGTACGGACATCTGTTCCCTATGATGTCTGGTGCACAAGAATAATGCTAAATACTATAGCACAATAGTATAAATGACAAAGGAAACCACTTACGGAATGTTTTTAGCCTATCTAACTTTATTTACAGCACTTACTATTAGTGGTGTTGCTATTTTTTATTCGGTCTCAGGTTTAGCCGCAATCTTTTCTGCGGCAGTTATCCCAATTATTATTATGGGAGGCGTACTAGAAGTCAGTAAACTTGTGACAGCAGTTTGGTTACACAAATACTGGAAAGAAGCAACCTGGTGGCTCAAGGGTTATCTAAGTATAGCCGTATTGGTTCTTATGCTTATCACATCTATCGGTATCTTTGGATTCTTATCTAAAGCACATGACACAGCATCGGGTAATGCTACTGAAGCCATTGCTACTGTAACTAGAATCGATGGACAGATTGCTAGAGAAGAAAACAGAATTGATATCCTTGAAGATCGTATTAATGGTCTACAATCAGGCGATGGATTTGATGTATCTGGTTCTATTACACAGCAACAAGAGATTATTGCAGGTGCTAGAGGCGCAGTACAGGCTGACATTGACTACAACCAAACACAGATTACTGCTATCAATGAAAGATTAGATAGAGACTTAGAAGCATTAGAGACTTCTTTAACAGCAGATATCAAAGTACAAACAGACCAACGTGATGCATTAGATGAACTTGTAGCAAGTTATAGTGGACAAGAAGATACTGGGTTCATCAATAGAACAGATAACAGAGGTGAGGCTGAAAGAGTCAGGGAAGAGCAAAGACCAGACCGTGAGGCTATTGCCACAGAAATCAATAGACTTAGAGATAGTACAAGGGACAGAGAATCAGAGTTACGTAGGGAAGCCTCAGTCGCAGTTAGAGAAGCACAAGGCAACATTAATGACTATCGTTCTCAGACACAAGACACAGTTGATGCCGCTACAGCAGAGATCAATCGTTTAAGAGAACAAAGCAATTCATCACAAGATGATGACCTTATTCAGATCGATGAATGGAACCTTACAATTGATGGTATCTATACTACCATCGATGGACTCAAAGACGAGAAGTTTGAGTCTGAACAAGCAGTTAGATTAGTTGAGAGTGAAGTAGGTCCTATTAGGTACATTGCTGAGTTCTTTACTGGTACCGAAGATGCTGATGCGAGTCTATTAGAGACAGCAGTATCTTGGTTAATCATGGTCATCATCTTTGTGTTTGACCCACTAGCAGTTCTATTGCTGATCGCAAGTCAGTACACATTTGAACAACGCAGAAAAGAAAGATTCCCTGACGGAGAGCCAAAACTAAAAAAGCCTGAGCCAGAGGAGCCTGTAGCACCAGAACCTGAGGAGCGAGGAGAGTTCGATAGTCAACCATTTGGCGAAGAATACCCATATTTAAACTTTGAAGCAATCAAGCCTAGCATTGATGAAGCCAGAAAAGCATTTGAAGATTGGGAAAAGGCAGAACAAGCAAGACATGATAAAGAAAACGAAGTCGAATCTGTATCAATCGATCCTACTCCTGAAGCAACACTTAAAGAAGCAAAAGAAGCATTAGAGGCTTGGGAAGAAACACTTCCCAAAGAAGAGCCTTTAGTCGAAGAAGTTGTAGAACCTATCATTGAAGAACGAGTTGTCGAAGTCCCAGGGCCAGAACGAATAGTCGAAGTAGAGAAGATTGTTGAAGTAGAGAAGATTGTTGAAGTAGAGAAGATTGTTGAAGTACCTGTCATTGAAGAACCTAAAGAAATCACTGTTGATTCTGACATTATTACAACAGGTGTTACTGTTGAAAGAGAAGAAGAATCTCAGTATATGCTAGATCCAGAAGGACGTTCGATTCAGAAGGATGCTTTAAAATCACTACACCCAGAACTATTTTTAAAAGTAGATGATGCGGTCACACCAACTCATAGTTTTGGTGCAACCTTTCCAAAAGTTGCAAACAAAGGTGATATCTTTGTAAGAGTAGATGCTAACCCAAATCGTGTATTCAAGTTTGAAGGCACACAATGGATTGAAATTCAAAAGGACCAATCTGATTCTTATCTATATAATGATGAATATCTTAAGCACTTAGTTTCTAAAATCGAAACAGGTGAATATGATGTGGATTTATTGTCAGACATTGAAAAGCGTCAGATAGAAGAATATCTAAAAGAAAACAAATAAAACTTGACATAAGGTACGTAAACGTGTACACTGTATAAACAGTTGACACATACAGGTACACATAATGACATTTTATCGACACATTATTATCATTCCATTAGTAGGAATGCTCACAGCATGTGGCGGTGGCGGATCAAGCACACCTACCCCAGAATCGGCATCAACACCAACATCAACCCCTCAGGCTACAGCATCTATTGTAGCAAATCCTACTACAGTACTTCAAGGTGACTCAGTAGTCATATCTTGGAACAGTTCTAACGCATCATCATGTACAGCATCAGGCTATTGGTCTGGTACTAAGTCTACTTCGGGTAATGAAACTGTTGAAATGACTAGTTACAGTGATCAGTCATTCACTATAACATGTGGTAGTGCATCGGCAACAGCAACTGTTCAAGTCAACACAGAAGACTCAGAAGGGTCTTGTATGAACCCTCACAATGCAGACATACACGAATCATACTTAGGTGTATACGAGATGCCTATGCCTCAAAATATGTTTGGCGATGATCATATTAAATCAATTGGATTAAAAGATTATGGAGTTGAGTGGATATATTACAATTACAAATACAAAGGTTATAGTTGGATTGCTGATTGTACAGCAAATCAATACATTAAGTTAATGTACAGAACGACTCTACGAAAACTTAAAGATAATGGTGCTACTTCAGTAGGCATATACAATTTTGGTTACTGGCAAGATGATCAAGCAGAGTTTTGGCAAATTGATCACTCCATGAAGCACATAGATGATTGGGTAATTGAATACATAGTTTCCGAAGCAAACAAATTGGGAATAGAGATTCATTATACTTGGCAGTTTTTAGGACAAGACAGTGAAATGGATTGGTTATTTGATGTATCAAAAGGGTATGTCAAAGTAGACATGCCTCTCCTAAAGAAAATTATGGATGCCCATGAAGAACATATACTATGGGAAGCAGATCGCTTGGAACAACTTGGTGTAGGAGCAATCTCAGCCGACTGGAGTGCTATGTGGTTATGTTGGCATTGTGGTTTAGACTATGCAGGACATACGCAGGATCAAATTGATGAACTCAAGGATTATTATATGGAGAGAATGGGTAGCATCATAGATCAAATCAGAGGAAGGTTCACTGGCATGATACATGTAGGCGAAGGTGTAATGTGGAACGACAAAAGAGTATTTGATAAAGTCGATGGTATCCTCTTACCATTTGGTCACATGTTTTTTGATGATGAAGTTGATACTGTTACAGTCGATTTGATGAAAGAACGAGCAATGTTATGGATAGAAAAAACATATGATGAATGGAATTGCTTAGATAGCCAGCCTTGCTGGTATAATTCTAGTTCGACTATTCCCCCAGTAATGTTTAATGTTTTTGCTCAGAGTCATGCGTCCTTTTTCTCAACGGGTTGGATAGAAGATGGTTATTGTACACAAGCAACCGTTGATGACATTACATACGAGTGTATTCAGTATGAAGTAAAGACTGATTTTTCGGCTCAAGCAGTCTTTACAGAAGGGCTTTTTCGAGCAATAGATACTCAGGGTTATTTTGAGACGTTAGGTACTACAACATCAGCTGGATATTGGTTGTCAGATACATTGATACCTGATGCTAATCAACTTCCAACACTTACAGAAACATTAGAGGGATTTCCGAACATGTCTCAATCAATTAGAGGCAAGCCTGCTGAGAAATTATTCAAGTACTGGTATACAGGACAGTACGAGCAATACGAACCGACAATCAGACAATGATTTACCCAAATGCATTGTGTATCGTCATTTAACCCTGTATAATAAATCATACTTT